AAATATGGATATGTAATAGGCATATTTGGAGATAAGATTTGTGTCTCTTGAGGAGTAATATAATTTATTAACAGTAAAGGTTGGTTACCACCCTGGTTGCTAAAACTATCTGGTCCACCTGTTTGAGAACCTAATGTTGCTACTGCAGATGTAATAATATTAGTTCCATTATTGTTATCATGTGACCACATTCTATTAGCAAGATTATTAACAAAATTAAGAGATAAATCGAACGAATTAACATTATAAAAACCACTTTTATTATCCTTACCCCAATGTAACGGACTCATAAAGATTGGCTCACAAAATGCAACATCAACTATTGCAGTTACAGCATTGACCCCATTTGATACTGGGTTTTGGATTATATTAAATGGAAATCCTCCTCTACCCATTACATCTTCATCATTTGAATCTCCATAATTTTGTAATGGGGACCTTATGGTTCCAAATAGGTCACCATATATCTGAGATTGGTCAGGACAATTAGGTGTCATCGAATATGCTCCATTTTTTAAGTCAACATTATTGTTATACCACATCAGAGCATGAATAACATCTGCACAATTGAATGATACTGATTGATTGTTTATAGTTGCCTGAATAGTTTCTAAACTTCCTGCAATTGGATATTGTCTTGGGGCATCCCTATTAACATTTAATAGTGTTACCCCATTAGGTGGAATACCAGTAAACGTAAGTCTGGCTGGTAGATAAAAGTAAATTTTCCTATCCATAATAATTGACCCAGAAGGTGGTGGAGCACTAAATTGGATAGCTGTTTGTGACACACTCGTTGATGTCCACTGCTTCCATGTATTTTGGGAACCACTTTTAAGAACAGCAAATGCCCGTTTATTATCTAGGATTGTAACTGGGTCTCTAACGCATACAGGCTCTAAATGTTGGAATGATAAGCTCATATTTATTATATATATTCATAAGATAAATATTTTATTAGATGTTAATTATAAGTGAATTATACACTTGGTTTATAATTTATTAGATTCCAAATACTTTTTCATAAATAATATTTTAATAGATACACTATTAAATGCTGATATCGTTAGAGGATATATATTCCCAATTTTATCCCCCCAATAAATTCTAAGATTTATTTTACTCAAAGGAGAATCATACATCATATCTACTAATCTATATATTTGGGGGTCATAGTACATTACCTCACCATTTGATGATGCTGTACTTAATTGAGGGTCAAAGTCTGCAATAATAGGAAATGAATTATACTCATCATTTGACCTTCCTGGGGTGGGTAGCCCTTCACCTGGGCATGGCAAAGATGTACTTGTGATTAGTATCTTCCTTAGTGAAATCCAAGTAGAAGTTGTAGGATAGTCTTGTGACATTTCTACGTAGGTTGGTACAGCTGGATAAATATTTGTTGGATAACCATTACGTCCATTATTATAAATTGCTATCACGTCTAAAAATGAAAATACTGATGATGGTGGTCCAATTATATCCTTCGATTTAAAACCATCAAAATAATTTAATAGTAAGTTATTCATTACGACTGTATTTGCAAGAAGTGGATTTGCATCAATATCAAACTCCCAAACATTATGTGCTATCAAAGATATTAATTCAGTTATAGGATTATATATGAAAAATGGTACTGGAAACCCAGCTTGGGGAGCTCCTGGATTGGCGGCTATAAATGTAGTGAATGCAGCAGCAAGAGCATTATTAGCCATTTTTATAAAAGTTGTATAAGAATATACATAATAATATTCAGTGATAACTTGAGTCAGTTGATTTTGAACTGGTACTGGTTCAACAACTAATTCAGGAGTAAAAATTAAATTTTGCATATAGTTTATTCCAGTTGTGTTATTACGAATTCCAATTTGTAGTGGGGTTAAGTTAGGATTTGCCTGATTTGGTATTATTGGACAAACAAGTAATGGTATTGTATTTAATGGAATTGTAGCTCTTGCTATCGTCAGATAATAATCAGAAGCTCTCTTTAAAATAGGTTGTGTTTTGTTTGCTTCATAAACTGCCCTTAAAAATGGAACTTCCCCATTATTATATATGGTTATGTCATAGTACACATTATCAACACTGCTATCCTTCATATATTATAATAATATTTTATTTCATTGATATAGTTTTCCATTAGATGTCCAAATAGTTACTACATCATCGTAGTCACAATCAAATGATAAACACCATTTTTTTAGTACATCAGTATACTTAGTCAATGGTAATGACCTCAACCATAATCTACAAACTACATGCCTTCCACATGTTTTGATATTGCTATCTAACTTTTGGAATTTATATTGGTTATATGATAAGTCATATTGGCTATTATATAGTAAATCTCCAAGATATGTATGGTCTTGATTACTCTCATCTCTAAAATGCGCAGGTATATACTGAAGTGCAGCATCAGGAAAGCCAGCAAACGGAGTTATATCACCATATGAATTAAAGAATTCTATTTCCCTATCGTTTAATTTGAAACAACATACCCAATGACCATAGTTCTTCTTTGATTCATACAATAATACACACGCACCATATTTGCCTAATAAATCATCTACATTCTTATATTTATGGACATCTGGATATAGCACTAGATTAGCACAAGAATCAATTAGTTTCATAAGTTGCTTATCAGATAGAGCAATATCCTTCAGCTTATTGAGTTCCTTACGATTAAATTGCTGTGTCATTAATAATATTATATGCTTCGAATATAATATTATAGACTATTAACATTTTCTAAGTATCCTTCCTTTATCTCATCAGTATTAATAGGAATATCACTACCTAATTTGATTTTTGCTAACCATGCCTCATAATCAACAAATGGCATACTGAGTGGTTCTCTAATAATTTGATGATTATACTTATTGACTATTTTTCTTTCAAATAAACTATCTTCAGGTGTTTCAATTTCCAAAACAGACTTATCTGGCAATACGGCAGCAGGGAATGGATTAAAATTTACCTCATTCAAATAATTAACTGTAAAGTAATCAATATATATTTTTATATAAGTCGATAGGCCTTCTAATGCTTTCAATTTTATTTCTAAACTATGTGAGTCATTAATATCATCAATAGCATTACTAAAATATATAATATCAGCATCATCCAATTCTGTGACGGTTGCTAACCTATTCTTCATGTTATTTAATTGTCGTGCAATTGATTCTTGGGATACGTTACCATATAATTCATATAGAAGGATAATACTTTCAAGTTCACTTCTTAATTGATAAAGTAATGACACATTATTCTTTAATATTGGTACTATTTTTTGAGCAATGCCAAGATATTTTTCATTATTATTCGACTTGTATTGATGATTACAATATGCAAATATTCTTTTCATTGCCTTAAATATTGAATAATACATATCAGAATAATATAATTTTTCTATTTCTACCGTTATCGCTCCTATCTTAGTAATCATATTTATATCATGACTTTGACCTAATGCAGTCTCATAATGAAGTCCATAGATGTTTGTGACCTCAATAAATCTATCATTTAAAAAAACAATTTCATCAATCTTAACTAATGCTTTATATCTAACAGCATCTTCAAGTGTCATCTTGCGACCATCTCTTAACTTTTTACTACCCTTTAGAATCTCTTCTGGTGACCACCTTAAAATATAATATTTTCGTATTATTTTCATGACTGTATCGAATGCATTCGCTGATAGATTTGTACCAGATGATACTATCTTATCCATTAACATATAGTCATCTTCATCTAGTAATCCTTCATCAAATAAAATTTGTATGTTATGCCTAAAATTAGCATTAGGATAATATATACCATTACTTAAGTAGCCAATAGACATTTCATAGTTCCTATCAATACCTGCCTTAAAATCAGTAAAGTAATGCATATTACTATCCATGATAGTTTGTACTATTTTTTTGATTCTTTTTACAAAATATTTAACTGTCTCTGTTTCACTACGCTTAGTCACATTTTCAAGGACATCAACATCGCCAGGATACTTCTGGAATCTATAAATAAATGAGCCAAACACACGAATATCATCATGTTGTATCCCAAGGTTAGCGACCTCTTGTTTAATATTTTTAGGATATGTTATCTGTGGTTTTGTTAGAAATGGGTTCATATATTATATACCAATATTTTTAATTTATAAATATGCATAATACATACATATTTATAAGAACAATCACATAATTAATTACAAATAAGCATATTGAACACAGAATGGATACCATCCAGCATTACCAACAACAGGAACAACTGGTACCTTAAATGATATTACACCCGCAGTTGTTATTGTGATATATCCTGTACAATCTGTTGAATTAACAAACATTGCTAGTGGGAATGTATATGATTCTGTTGGGTCAACATTATAGTTAGTCACAGATGAGATTGTATCACCTCCTGCTAATGTCCACGTTTGCGCAGCACTTGTTTGAGTACCAGTAAATAAAGGAGATGAGAGCGAGATAAGATATGGTGTTGCAACTATAGTAAAAGTAGCTGAGGCTGTTGCATTACAACTTGTAATGTCACTTGTTAGAGTATCAATGTCCATGTTATATATATACATAATAGAAATAAATATATTAAGTATTAACATCAAAACATATTGAACATGCATCTGTCAATCCAATTTCTCTTGTTAGAATAAAATTTCCACTATTAAGTGGACGAATAGTAATTTCACCTATTGAACTATATAGCAATAATAAAGGTTGATATGTATTATTAATACCTCTACATATCACTCTTTTATCATTTGCAGGCCAGTATGTTGAAGATAATGGAGGAGTAAGTACTGTAAGAGCTGTTGCTGATGTACAAGTAAATGTTGCAGGTTGATAAAATGTTACACATACAAAATCTCCTTGTCTAAATCCACTAACAACAATAGCATCTGCTTGAGCCCCTGCGGCTCCAATGAATGAACCTAGAGCTGTTGCATATGACATTGTTCCAGTTGGGCCAGTAGCACCTATAGCTCCAGTTGGGCCAGTTGCGCCTATATCTCCCTGAACTCCTGTTGGGCCAATATCTCCTTGGAGTCCTTGGTCTCCAGTTGGACCAATATCTCCTTGAGCTCCAGTTGGACCAGTTGGACCAATATCCCCTTGTACACCTTGAGCACCAGTTGGACCAGTATCACCAACTCCAGGACCAGTTGGACCAATATCTCCTTGAGCTCCTGTTGGTCCTATAACAGCTAATCCAGGATTACCAGTGTCTCCTTGTGGACCAGTTGGTCCTACAGTTCCTGTTGGTCCAATAGGTTCTAATAGCACTTCATTAAGGTATACATCTTTGGGAACTAATAATGTGCCACCAAGATTAACAACAGTTGTTTTATCAGTACTTCCAATTTTCAAATTACCACTATCTAAAGTTATATCGATGTTTGCAACTGACATGTATATTATTATATACGATTATAATAAAAATTTTTGTAGTATAATATTATAATATGTCGATAGCCAATCTCATCTCTGATAATATTCCAGTTATTGATTTTGAAATACTTAACTCTCACTTTGTGAATACTCAATTTGTAGATGCAAATGTTGAATTTGGACAAACTTTATTTGTTGGAGCACAAGCCCAAACAACTAATTGCCAAGTTGGTGGTGGTACAACTTCTGTAACTTTTCCAACTACAATCATTTGTAAAAATTATGCAAGAGGAGGTTCTGTTGGAAATGGTACTGTAGACATACATACAGGAGTTGAAAGCACTACGATTAATGTCGGACATACAGGTGCTCCATTAAATTTAGCAGCCTCAAATATGTCCCTACAAGCTAGTAATCTATTGTTACCATCTTCTGATATAGGATATACGATAAGTAATTCATTTATTGAAGTAAGTGGTTCTTTTAATTATAATGGAGCTACGACTCAATCTAATGCTGCAAGAGTTGTTACAAGAAGAATTGGTAACTGGACTGATGTGTATGTGAATCAACGCCAATCATTTCAGAATGCTGAAAATAGCTTTCAACCAATAATCGTATCTAATGCATTAGGAGTGGGATATAGACCTCTTGTAGATTTATATTTTCCTTGTATGGTCTGGATTAATAATAAGTATGTTCCAGGATTAGGTATATGCTATTCTAATGGCGATATAGATTTTGGAGCTATGGATACTGGAGCATTTACAAGTGGGCAACAATGTGGAATTGGGGCATTTCACGTATCATTTCCAGTAGTTGCGCAGTAAGTAGTTTATTTATGTAGTTTATTAAAGTACATAAATGATTAATTAATTATTCTTTTTTCCAAGTTTTAGATGCTAAAGTCATGGCTTCTCTTCCATAAGGTATGCCAAGTTCAGCTGCTACTTCCCTAACATGATTTATCCATGCAGATGGTCCTCGTGTTTGACGAGTTACCTTTATCCTTTTTACTCTTTTAGTTCCCTTATCAACACATGTTCTCACTACCATTTGGTGTTTACCCTTTGGACATCTTCCACCGATTATACCAGTTCCTTTTTTCTGTCTTGGTTTTCTTGGTTTTAATGGTTTACCATGCGGAACACAAGGTCCCTCTGATTTACACGTTCTCATCTTCCTTTCTCCTCTTGGACACCTTTTAGCACCGCCAATTAAACCAGCTCTTAATCCTCCCATTGTTCCAGCTCTTAATCCTCCCATTGTTCCAGCTCTCATACCCTCTCCAACTAATTGGACACCTTCATAATCATAATCACCTCCCATCGCAATCCTTTGCAAGAGGATTTCATGTATTCTCTGTCTAATGTAATCATCGTTCATGTTATATATATACAAATGATATTTTATAAATCGATTGTGAATTTACTAATATGAATTTTATATATTTCTTCCTTAGCAAACATATAATAATATTTATAGATAGAAACTGAATTACAATGATTATGATAACACTTTAACCAAACATTATCTAAATCAAATCTTGTATCAACATAATTATTCATATATTCAACACATTCATTATAAGCTTTACTGCTATACAATATCTCGCAATCATGTGTCTTACAATTAACTGATATAATATTATATATCTCTTCCATATATATATATGGACGATAATAAAAAGTTGTTTATAATCCAAATGAAAGTATGGGCTAAGTTAAAAAAGAAGCATGTGTCGATGAATCATGAAGATGTTTTATATTGTGAAGAATGCATTGCTTTATCAAATAATCTAATGAAGGTATTACCAGTAAGTGAATTACTTGAAGCAAAATAATTTTTATCTTCTTCGCCTAGCATTTCCAGGAGCTCTTCGCCTTTTGACTCTTCGACCATCCCCAATATATTCAGTATAAGGGTCATACTCTACTATACCCTCCCAACAAGCTGTCTCACATTTGTTTTTTGATTCCTCGTATACTTTCTTCGCTTCTGCTAATTTCCTTTTTTGGTCATCATACATTCTCTTTGCTTCTGCCTTACAATCAAGCTGGCATAAGGCCATTCCCTTATCAAAGTATTGATTATAATGGTCATCAAAATCGGACTGTTCAGCTTGGGTAAGTTCTGCATAAGGTTTCTCAGGAAATGCTCTAGCATTAGGGCTCCACGGCCTATACTTATCATCAAGTGGATTAAAATCACCACCCTTGCAGTATTCACAACATCCACCATTGGGTATTCTACCTGTTATTCCACATTTATTTTCACACTCACGTACAGCCTTACTGTATTCATCTCCTGCTTTATTTCTACAATTTATATCATCTCCACATCTTACTAAATTATCATTAAATATCTTAAGTTTGTCTCCCCTACAATCATCATTACATGAATTACTATAGTTTCCGAGGGAATTATAATTATTATTCTCTTCTCTCTGTTTTAACCAACCTTCCTTTTCCATTAATCTACACACATTACGCCGCGCACAATGATATACGGCTTCATCATGGTCTTCCTTACCTAAATAAGGGTATTCTTGTTCTACATATTCTTCACACTCACGTTTAGCCTTGGCATCCTCCTCATTGTATCTTTTTATAGAAGAGAAGCCACCCTTACAACGCTCACAACATCCTCCACTAATTTTATCAATCTCTTCTTTGATAATTTTATCAATTCTACTGCTGTTCATATATTATAATGATAAATTTTTTTATCACTATATATTAAGTATATGTCCTTTTCAGTCAAAGATGGCTTGTTTCCAATTGCTCAAATCAAATCAGGCAAATATAATAGAGAAATTTTATATATCACTGATAACCCTAAATCAAAAGACCTTGGTCCTCAAGTAGATGAATCAGTAAAGCCTCTCATGAACACAGATACAAGTGAAAAACGTGTTGTTGAGTACATTGCTGGACCATCTGGAGTTGGTAAGACTACAATTGCTATTGAATTAATAAAAAATTATCTTAGATTATTCCCCAAAACTCCATTCTATTTGTTCAGTAGAACTCCCTGGCAAGAAGACCCCGCTTATAAGTCACTGAAGAGACCTCCAATTCAAATTAATTTAGGCGAAGAAGATATTGACCAAGATATTACAAGTCAGTTTCCTCATGGCTCTCTAATATTCTTTGATGATGTTACTACGATTGCTGATAAGAATATAAAGAAGAAAATTGAACATTTGATTTGTGATATATTGGAAGTCGGAAGAAAAGCAAGATTGAATATAATTATAACTAATCACTTGATTGTTCCAATAGACCAAGCATTCGCAAGAACAATATTGAATGAACTTCAAATGCTAACAATCTTCCCCAAGTCAGGGGCTGTACAACAAATAACTCACGTTTTGAAAACGTATTTTGGATTCTCTCCAATACAAATTAAACGAATTTTAACCCTACCAAGTAGATGGGTTAGAATCTCAAGAACATATCCACAATATGTATTGTATGATAAAGGGGCATATATTCCTTAATAAGCCCATAATAACATTTTATAGTTTAAATTTTTATTATCATATGATTCAGTGCAGTCCACAATAATATAACATCCTTCTTCAACGACTAAGGGTTTATCAATTAGTATCTTTGTAATAGTAATATTTTTGAATAAATCAATAATTTTATCATTATGTTTGTAGAGTATGTAATTATCCCGATGAGTTCTATCCTTTTTTTTATAAATATAATAGAGCCTCTTCACAGTAGTTTCTGATAGGTCAATGTGCACTGATAGTTCCTTGAACGTTGAGAATATGAATGCAGACTTATCTGGCAGTATACAAGCATATCTTGCTAAGCAGCATCCCTTAGATGGAGCTCTTGTTATTTTTGTTTCAGTTGAATTTTCTATATTTTCCATATTATACTATAGTATATGATTATTTTTTTATGTAAAAATATACACAAAAAAATAAATAGATGCCTATCCTGGATGATAGTAATCTGATGCATATATTGCATGAGCTTGGCGCTTAGCCTTATCATAAGCAGCCATTCTTGATGCCTTATCTTTGGAAACATAATAATATTTTTTACCAGTTCTGCCCCATTGATAGTATGGACCTTTAATATCTTTAGACCTATGTATTGGCATGTATATAATTACATCTTATAAATAATCTTCGACATTAGGTATACCTGTTCTCTTTCTTAGGACTTCCAGTTTGATTTTTTTGAGTTCTGCTTTGCATTTTTCAATACTTTTCTTAGTTCCCCACTTACGTCTTACATCAACAGTCTTACCATTTTCATCAGGATATGTCATCCTTAGGAGACCTTCTGATTCATGAATTTTAATCTGCTTATCAAATGCAGCACAAGTCAATTTGATTTGGTCTCGTATTTCAATTTTCTTTTTAGCCTTGAGGCTGGCTCCATGAATGATGTATCCCTTCTTTTGATACTCACTAATTAGTATATCAACTGTTAGTTTTATGGACTTCTTTTCTTGACAGAATGTGTGCATAAGTAACTCACACTTATAGGTTAATTTGAATTTTAGGAACTCTTCGTTAGTTATATCATCCTTATCTAGAACTTTCTTTGCGAACTTTTTGAGGGCTCCATCCATATCATTAGTTTTTATTGAGCTTATTATGTATGTCTTATTAGTATCTATGTTAGTTATCATTGATACCTCATAGTGTGTAGGCATATTTTGACAACATGCGATAATCTTATTATCCTCTTCTGCTCTCTCGAATACTATCTCAGAATAATCAACATAATCAAAATCAACAATTTCTCCTTTCCATAAATATCCTCCATATAGAAGAGGAGTTGGTTGCTTCTGGTCAATATGCAGTTGTGATGATGTCTTTCCTCTTGATGCTGCTACATAAAACTCATTCAAGTTCATTACGTGAGTATCATATACATTATAATCAGCATATATTGTTTGACCTTGGGAACCATGTGCAGTACCAGCATATGTTGGTACAAACATTTCCATATTAAACCATGCACTAATCTTAAGCTTATTATCTTTCTCTTCTTCTTCTCTCTTAAAATCATCATCATCGTCATACTCAATATAATCACCATTATCATCAAATCGTTCTCTACGGTGATATTCAAGTTCTCTTTCTGTTATTTGAGTAGCCTTCTCATAACGTTTTACTCTTATTCTTTTCTTCGTATTATCAATATCATAAATTTCATAAGAGTGACCCTTAATAATATCGTTCTTCTTTCTTGTTTCTGTAGGTGTAACTTCTAGTCCTAGAGAAAATATTCCCTTAGTAAACTTCTTATTTATTTCATGTTTCTTATAATTATAATAACATATATTAGTTGTTAATCTAGGGTCACTCCGTTGATTCAACCAATTTATTGGTATCTTAGCAGTTGTTCTAAGATATTCAAGTTCTTCATGATATTCCTTATCATGCCTTGCTGCTTCCTCAATGTATTTCTTCTCAAGGAAGTTACCATTACAAATAGCATATGTTGAAAGTTTAGTCTTAATATCATAATACTTATCATCAATTCTCTTGCATTGCATATCATCGCCAAATAAGTTAATAATAATATCTGGCCTTGATAATCTAATGTTATACAATACCTTGAACCACTCAACTTTAACCATACTGATTTCATCAACCAATATCCTCTTGATACGTTTGCCGACCATCTGACTACCTTCATAAAAATAGGAATCAAATGTACTTACATTCTTTACTTCAATATTACCTAATCCCTCTCTGATAACATTAGCGCTCTTGTTTGTAGGGCAAAATACAATTGTATTACTTGCATCATATAATTTACATAATAGTACTGTCTTACCACTTCCTCCTTGTCCATAACAGAGAAAGGAGTCATCTTTATTAAGATTATCTTCATTGAGATTATTCCATTTAATATCAGTAAGCATTTGTACTTTATTAATGCACTTAGCAGGTTTCAATAAACTCAACATCTTCCTTTTGAGCTCTTCCTGCTTCACTTGCATCTCATAGCTTACCTCAAAGTATATCTTAGGCTTCCATAGTTCATGCCTATAATTGGGATTTGACAATATTTTATCAACATTCTTTGGGTTCTCAATGGATACTGAATCAGTATTGTATGAGACCACTCTTGAGCCCCCACCATAAGCTTCTTTTATTAACTCAAGTAAGTTAACTATTCCTTGGCTAATTATTTGGCTATTTATTGGGTCATGTGACTCTCTCATCCTCTTCTTCTGACTGATTGTACAAAAGTGCACATCACCCAATGTGACTGCTTGCCACTTAACTTCCTTATTTTTGACATATTCATTATATGATGCATGAAGAGTATCAGTATCGAGAGTTTGCATACTCTTACATGTAGTACTGTAGTTTGTGCCTAAGCTTCCAATAAATAAGTTTGCCATCTTCTTAAAAATTTCAGAGTTGGTTCTTCTCTCTTTTTCATTTTGTTGATGGATAAGTGTAACTTCCCCATCTTCTTCAACTTCCTTAGGTTCAATAAATTCATACGGAAATATATCCTTTAATGATTGAATATGTTCACTGATGTGCTTTCTATTTATAGAATGAGATGCAAGTCGTTGACCATGTATGTCCATCTTTGTGATGTATCCTTGCTCTAATAGGTACAAGATTAGATTATAATTGTATATTCCAAATGGTATTTCAACACCACCTAATTTGTCTATTATGACCTTATTCAATATGTACTGACCTATTTGAATATCTTCCCCACGATAGATTATAAATCCATTATCCATGATATTATACTGAGGGTAATCATATTTCATTTCAATA